CAGATTGACGACGTGTTCTACACGATCGCCGACGGGTTCTACGATTTCGAGAACCCGCGTCAGTCCCAGCCCAACCCCCCGTACCCCGTCCTGCTCGAGGACGCGCCGACGGGCGAGGAGGCGTGGACCGCGTTCGGATAACCGCTTCCGCGTTCCCTTCTATCGCCCCGGAAAGACGGAGCGCGGAATAGGCTTGTCTACCGACGTACAAATCGCCTTCCTGTGCCCCCACGTCGTGGGGGAGGAACGGGTCGCGCTCTCGCCGGACCGCCAGACCCTCACGACCCGCTACCCCATCAGCGGGGCGAAGCTCCTCAAGGTACTCGTCAACAACGAGTACGAGGTGCTACCGGGAAGCGGGATCTCGACGCGGGCGGCTCTGTCCGCCGCGCGACCGGAGCCCTATCTCGTCGTCGCGGGCGAGCAGGAACTCACAATCAAAACGGCGTTTCGTCAGGTCACGACGACGCTCCCGCCCGGATACCTGACCGCTGACCAGCTCGTTGGAATTCTCAACGCGCTCGCGGTTGTGCCGGGGGACCGGCCTTTTTTCGTAGCCGAGAAGGACGAGCTATCGACGCTGGTGCTGAGAGAGAACCAGCGCGTCGGCCCTGAGTCGCAGATCAAAGTGCTCGGACCCGCCTCGGCGAACCTCGGGTTTGACTTTCAGTTCGGCAGCGTCGGTCGCGTTGTCGTCCCGCCGTTCGTCCTAGTGAGGCGGACCGCTGTGGGGGCGACCTCGGACCTGGACCTCGGGTATGAGATCCGGTTCCGAGCCCCGGTCCCGTCCAACTACTTCTTTTCGGTGACCTATCCGACGCCCTGGAACCTGTGCCCTCGGTGTCGGGGGACCGAAGTCGAAAACGACTACCGCTTCAACGACCAGGGAGAAACTCTCCAGGTCGCGGACAACAACCTCCTCTATCAGGGCTGTCTCAAGATTATCCTCACGGAACTCGGGTCGAACATCTACGCGAAGTGGTACGGGTCGAGCGTCTCGTCGAGCATCGGCTCCAAGGCCCTCGCCGGTACCCAAGCGACGCTTCAACAAGCCGTTAGGACGGCGCTCAATAACTTCCAGGGGATCCAGACCTCCCAGGCCAAGTACCAGCGCATCACCGCCAAGGAGCGTCTCTTCTCGGTCGATCAAGTCTCGGTCGTTCCGGATGCCCAAGACCCGACCGTATTCTTGATCAACGTCCAGATCCGCAGCTACAGCTCGGACCCGATCAACATCGACATCGTGTACACGGCTCCCGGAGCCTACGCCCTGCCCGGAACGAATAGGCTATCGCTGGGGAGATACGGATGAGCGTTCTTCAGGTACTCGCCCCCGACGGCAACTACTACACGAGCATCGCCTGGTCCACAACCACGACTCGGCGATTCTTCGCGGGCACCGTACCGACGACGGCGGCGGACCTGGAAGTCTCGATCCGGGGAGCGCCGTTCTCTAGCGACCCGTCTCTCATCTCGTTCACGGCCTCGGGATGGGTCGTTCCGAATCCGGCTTCGTATCCGGACGGGTTGGACCTGTTCTCGGGCACGAACGTCGTCCAGGTCCGATCTATCCCCCTCGTCGGTTCGCCTTCGGCTCCGGTTACGGCGACGGTCTACCTACTCTCGGACACGGCTACCGTCGGAGTAGCCCCTCCAACCAATATCACCGTCGAACGCCTCGACAACGCCGTCAACATCTCGGCCCAGGGACTGACGGATACTCGCGTCACCGGCTACAACTTCTACGCCTCGCTCCAACCCGGAGGCGGGGCCGTAGGCTACTTCCGAATCAATCTCAATCCCATCACCGTTCCCGTCCTCCAACAGAACGTCGTCGAACTCTCGTCCCTCACGACGAACAACCTCCCGGCGAACGCCGACCCGCTCTTCGTGAGACTGTCTGTTTCACAGGAAAACTCGTCCCAGACTACTCTCCAGACCGACGTAGACTCGCGAGTCGAGATCCCCGAAACGGTTACTGAGATCCAAACCAGCGTCACCCTCTCCTCAGTCGAGACGCTCCGCTACTACCAGTTTCTCCACCGACGCAGCGCCGGTCTCTCCTCCGACCCCGCCACCGTCCCCGTGGGTGCCTTCTCGGCGCTTCCGGCGAGCGAGCCCCTCTACTACATCGTCACGGCGCTCTACTACGATCCGCTAACCCAGACCGAGTACGAGTCCTACTACTCGCCGGAAGTCGTCGCCAACCCCATCGACGTTCGCATCACGACCCAGACCCTCCCCGTCGTCACTCGTCAACAGATCCTCCAAGACGCCGTCGCCTCCATCTACCGTAAGGATCGGAACATCTCCGTCCAGCCCGGAAGCGTCCCTCGGGACGTGTTCCTGGACCCGTTTACCTCGGAAGCTGAGCGGATTCGCTTCGTCCTCGACTTCATCTACCGCGCTAGCTCATTCGACACGCTCCTGGGGATTGACGACCCGTTCGGTACGGGCTTCTCGATTTCTCCGAGCCGGTCTACCTACAAGCAGACCCTCGCCCAGTCTTTCTTCCTGGCGAACGCTGACACCGCCCAGACGATTATCAACGCTGCCTTCGACAAGCTCGCCGCCAACTTTGGCGTGACTCGCATCCCCGGCAAGCGCGCTCTCGGCGAAGTCCGATTCTTTACGAGCGTAGTTCCGACCGCTTCGCTACAGGTACCCCTCGGAACCCGCCTCTCCGGAGGGGGGAGGACGTTCCTGACGACGAGGTACGTCGAGATCCCCGTCTCCCAACTCGCCTCCTTCTTCAATCCTTCGACCGGACAATACTCGGTTCGCTGTCCCGTCCAAGACAACAGCGCGGGGGCGGGAGGGAATCTCGGCCCCCGCCAAATCACCTCCGGCGCTCCTTACGGGCTGAGCGTCACGAACGACGCGGCGCTCTTCGGCGGTACGGACAGCGAGACGAACGCCCAGCTAGCCGCTCGCGCTAGGTCGGCTCTCTCAGCGGTCGATACCGGAACGCAACAGGGCTACCTCCAGACCGCCGCCGGGGTTCCGGGCGTACTAGAGGCGAGCGTCGTCGCTTCGGGTTCGCCGTTGATGATGAGGGATTTCGACCCCGCTACCGGAGAGCACGTCGGCGGCAAGGTAGACGTTTGGGAACGGGGGTTCCAGGTCAACACCCTCACCGACACGTTCGCCTTCACTTACGTCCGGAAGCTCAACATCCAGTTCGTCACGGTCGGACCTCCGGGAGGGTACCGATTCCGGGCGGTGGACTCGGACCTCTCGCCGACGAACCCCCTCGCCCAGATGCTCGACTATCCGGCGCTGGGGCTGGGCCTCCGAAACGCGACGACAGGGCTCGACTTCGACCTAACGAACGTCCAGATCGTCACCTACGACACGATACAGCTCTCGTTGGACGTGCCTCAGCCCCCGGTCACTTTGACCGACGTAGTGCTCGGGGACTACCGGCTTCGTACCGGCGAGAAGTTCGTCCTGACCCGCCAGCCCGTTATCTTCCTGAACTCGCTCGTCGGTGAGTCCTCGGGAACGATCGGCGCTTCGGCCTACCGGCTCGTCCATCCTAACTCACCCCTGGAGCTAGGGAGGTCTACGAAGGCGGGAGACTACCTGCTCGTCACGGGAAGCCCCGACCCTGGAGTCGTCTCTCCGTCGGGGGCGATTCTGTCGGTCCTCAACGAGCAGCACGTCATCGTCGGCGAATACATCGAGTACGTCAACCGCCTCGGTGCGGACTCGCTGTCTATCGTCGTGACGAACCTCACGTCCACCTTCACCTACAACGGCCCGTACACCCCGCCGTCGTTGGGTTCGCCGGACTACACGATCATCGAGGGTACTCAGACGGTTCCCGTCGGTATCAAGCGCACCAGCGGATCGAACATCGCCGACGGCGAGACGATTCTGATTAGCTACTCGCATGACGAGAACTTCACGGTCTCCTATCAAGTCAACCAGGTCACCAGCGCCCTCCAAGACGCCATCGACGCGAGCCGACATATCACCGCCGACGTAGTAGCGAAGTCGTCCGTCCCAGTGTCTATCGACCTGAAGGCGACGATTATCCTCAACCGGGGTGTTCAGCAGTCCTCGGCGGACCAGGCGATCCGAACGAACCTGAACCTCTTTTTCTCGACGCTTCAGCTAGGCACCTCCATTCGGCGGTCGGACGTAATCGGGGTAATCGAAACGACGGTGGGCGTGTCCTACGTCGTGCTGCCGCTAGTACAGATGGCTCGGATCGTCGGGTCTATCGTCGTCAAGGACGAGATTTCCACGACCCAGCTCGACGACGCGCTGCGAGTAGCCGCCTGGTCGAACTCCGAAAACGCGGTCTGGCTTCTCCAGGACGAGCTATCCGCTCCGACGACTGACGGCGGAGGGCCTCCCGGCGAATTCCGCCGCGTCTACCAGGACGACTACGCGCTCACGCTTCAGGAGTCGTTCCCCGACCAGCTCGGTCGGGAAGCCGGTCGCTCCTACATCATCGGCAACAGCGGTCTAATCATCCCCGGCTACTCCGACGACGTAACGCTCGCCGCCCAGGGCTACAACACCCCCGACGAACGCGCCGCCCGCCGTCAGGATATTACCCAGAACCGCGTTCTCGTCTCGCTAAAGGTCGGAGACGCGCCGTCGAGTCACCGATACTGGGCGACCTACATCGTCGGGTTCTCGGACCTAGAAGCCGACATCACCCTCTCGTCCGCCGAGTACGCGGCTCCGGGGTCCTGGTCCTTTACCTACGATGAGGATCGTTGATGTCTGACGACCCCAAGTCGAGGGGAACCTCGGGACTATTCGCGCCGCTCCCGGCGGTACTGGCGGGGCCGGACGCTCAGAATCCTGCGCCCTTCGATCAAGAAGGCCAGGTAGACGAGTCTCGAGTCCGGACGATTGCCGACCAGATCGTCCGGGTCTTTCTCAACTCGTTGCCGTCCAACTATGTCTCCCAGACGAAGGGGCCGTACTACGCGCAGCAGTTCCAAGCCGCCGCCGAAGAGCTAGCCCGCATCCAAGTAGCCGCCGAAGACGCCTACGAGGACGTGGACTTTGACTTCACGCGCTCGGAGGTGCTCTGGCAGTTCCTCGCGACGCTGGTGTTTCCCTGGGCCGAAGAAACAGGGCTCCCGGACATTCAGGGAGATGTCTCGTTCCGGACGTTCCTGAAAACGATGGTCGCGCTGCTACTCAAGGGCAGCAAGGAAGTCACCCTCCTCCAGGGCGTCGAGGCGCTTACCGACGCGGAAGTCGCAATCGTAGACCGTTCCCTTTACAGCCCTCTGCTGAAGGATCGGTTCACGTTCGACATCAACGTCTCCAATCATCGCCGCACGACCGTCTGGGACGACACGACGGCGAGCGACTATGACCACTACCACACGGTCAGCATCAACGCGGCGGGCGAGGGCAAGACCACCGGCACCGTGTGGACGGGGGCGACCGGACCCGACCACACTCACGACATTGCGGGGTTCCTGACTGAGAGCGTATCCGCGACGGGGCTCGGGTCGCACACCCACGACCTCCTATCGAGCTTCCCCGACCTCCCCGTCGAGCTAGCACGGAACGTCCGTCTAGTAATGCGGGCTCTGAAGCCCGCCCACACCCTCTACGAGTACACGAACCTCTTTCGCGAGACGTACCGCCAGGTCTTCAGCGACGAGGTCTCTCGCTACGAGATCGACAGCTACTACTACGATGACCTGCGGAAATACTGCACCGGCATCAAGGAAGTCGGCAGCTCCTCGGGCACGGTTCTCTCGGACCGCTACACGCTCAATGACACGGTCAGCTTCCGGGCGGTACGTCCGGGCGCTCCGCTTCGGGTATTCGACGGTTCTGGGATCGTCCTCGGGCTTTACCAAGTCCGCGAGGTACTCGCGTTCCCGTTTGGCGATGACCCCGTAGCCCGTCCGTATATCACGGCCCCCTCGGGGGTGGCGAGCACCGCGACCGTGGTAGCCGGGGCAATCATCGATCCGGCTCGGGACTGGGCCGTAGATGTAGTAGCGGGCGAGGTTCTGACGTTCCTCTCGGGGCCTAACCTCGGTGACTACGTCCTAGAAACGGTGCTCGGCTCGGGCGGCGGCGCTCTCGGTACGGCGACCGGCCCTGGAACAGAGGTGGTCCCCGCGCCCTGCTTCGTGCGAGTAGCGCCCCGGTTCCCGGCGACGGGCTCAGTCATCTACTCCATCGAAGTAGACCGCCTCGGGATTCGCAAGCCGATTCAGGTCGTCAACGAGGACGTGTCCTCGCAGTTCTACTCGCCCCCCGTTGGGAACAACGCGACCGTCATCGTCGCGAAAGGCCCGCTTGTCCGCGACTACGGCGACGCGACTCCGGCGACGCCTCTGGATGTAGTAGTCGAGCTAAACGGCGTACCCCAGACGGTCGAGAGTCTCAACCCGTACACGGGCGAGATTACCCTCGCCCCTCCGGGTATCGCCCGATTCCTACCGGCCTTGGGCGATACCGTTACGGTTTCGTACTGGTGGTTCCCGATGCCCCTTCAGGGCATGACGGGCCTCAATACGAAGGGCCTCACTCTCAACAAGTGGGACCTCCGGGGCGGAAGGACTGCGACCTCGCCGACCTCGGGCGGGCTATGGGGCGGGTTCCGAACGACCCGTTTCCCGATGGGCGTCGCACTCGGGCGGTTCCCGACGCGGAAGCCCCCAGTACGAGTCGCTCACAGGTACATCGCGTTTGAGCGGGCGTACACGGCGGCGATCAACTCGCCGACGACGCTGCTTCTCAATCAGGCACCGGGGCGCGTTACGGTGCCCTACGCCGAAGCGGACGTTCCTTCGACGACCGTTCAGTACGAGGGTACCTCCCCGCCGACGGCTCCTTGGGTCCAAAAGGGCGCGCTCTCGGGAGTCTCCAACGGGGACTTCTACACGCTCAAGAAGACCTCGGGCACGGAAGTCGGATATTGGAGCCGGGACTTTGAGCTACCCGTCGCCTCGGTCATCGCGGCGGCGACCCGCATCCAAATATCCAGCTACACGCTCGATGGCGTGTTCACGGGTATCGGACTCGGGTTCCACGACAACCAGCGGCTCTATCTAGCGGGGGCGCTCGTCGTCAACGGCGTCAAGCACGTCGGATTGCTCGCCCGTCCCGGTAGCCCTAGCGAGTTGAGCTCCTGGATTGTCGGACCTCAAGTCGCCGGTCGAGTCACGACCTCAACGACGGTCGTTTGCAAGCTGAGCGAAGCGCCGACGGTTCTGACGCCGGGAGATCGGTTCCAGATTCTCTCGGGCAACCAGTCGGGCGTCTACACGATCAGCCAGATCTTCAGGGACCGAACTCGGGACCGGATCACGTTCGTTATCTCAGGGACGTTCCCGGCGAATCCCGCGCTCTTCGGCAACCGGGACGTGACGCTCGCTTTTGAGACGCTATGGGACGAAGCGGTCTGCTCGTGGCGCATCTACGCGAACACGCGCAGCCAAACCGCCCAGGTCTACTTCGGGGGTTCAACGGGGGCGGGGTTCGCCCGTCTTACGGCCTCGCCGGTTCTAGCGTCACCTGCGTACCTCGGGCCGGATGTCTTGCCCCAAGGATCCGGGCGGTTCGTATGGGGCACGTTCTCGCGCTCGGCGACCTCGGAAGTCGTTTGGGATTTCATCCGGTACTTGTCTACGCCGGACGGGGGGACTCGGTTCTCGCGGGGCACGGTCATCGACACGACGATGACTGAGAACCCGGAGGACACCGATTGGTACGTCACGACGCCGTGGGGCGACTCGGCGGTCGGCGGCGGGATTCTTCGGCTCACGAGCACCCCCGGTAACGCGAACCTCGACGCCTCCTACGGCTACGCGAAGGTAGACCCGTTCCTGAACGGACGGCGGGTCGTCGCGCTCGACGCGAAGCTCACGGTCGCTCGGGACACGTCGGCCTCGGGTGGCGCGGCGCTTTCGATTAGCGACCCGTACCGGGAAGCTCGGCTCGGCACGCTCCTCTATCAGGACAACGGCCTCGCTGGGAAGCAACTATTCCCGCAGCCCGTCTCCTCTTTGATTGGGGCGGTGCCCTTTGCAGATCA